GCTGTTCAGAAGCCGCTGTTAAGTCTTGGAGATATGGCTATAGAAATCCAACTGTCAATCAAGCTAAGAAAATTATCAGAGCAACTGATGGGAGACTAGATTACGAGTCTATATACGGGCCGATATCTGAAATCATAGAAACAGAAGATTAGTGTGTTTCAGCTTAATATTACTGAGGACGACACATCCTTAGAGCAAGCACTTGCTTACTATGACGAGGGTTATAATGTTGTTCCTTTACAAAGATCTAATAAAAAGCCACCGCCTTTCCTAAAAGGGTGGGAGCAGTATAAACAACAAAGACCATCCAGAGACCTTGTAAAGTCATGGTTTGAGGGTAAAGACAATCTAGTTGTTGCTCTTGTCTGCGGTAAGTTTATTGTTGTAGACGCTGACTCTCCAGAGGCTATGAATTGGGTAGAAAACAATTTACCACCTTGTCCATTTAAAGTAGTTACTGGTAAAGGTATGCACTACTATTACAACAACCCACAAAACTACACAACATTTGCTACGAGAAGAACTCCAGAGACACCCATTGAAAGATTGATAGATATTAGAGGTGTAGGTGGACTAATCATTGCACCTTGGAACAGACATGCTAACGGACAAATATATAAACCTATAACGTTTCCTGATTGGAAAATTACAGATCACACAGACTTACCTGACTTTACAGAAATAGAGTTTGCAAAAATTACTGGCGTTCCAAAAACAGAAACAAGTGTGCAAACAGCACCTTTTCTATTAGATGGTGTATTAGAAGGATCAAGGAATGATGAGGCCGCAAGAATAGCAGGCTATCTAATATCTAAAAATGTAAACATTGAGTTTGTAAAGATCTTTCTACAAAACTGGAACAAAAACAATAATCCACCATTACCACAAGAAGAGATTGAAAGAGTAGTTACAAGTGTTAAAAGCACACATGATAGAAAAAATCAGATCGCACCTTTGTTTGTGCAAGCAAGTGAAACCATACACAAACCTAGAGATCTATTTAACCCACCAGGTTTACTTAAAGACATGTTTAAGTTTTGTGAGGAAATAGCACAAGTGCCACAACCAGAGTTGTCTTTAGTAGGGGCGTTAGCATTAGCAAGTGTGACTTGTGGACGCATCTATAGGACAAATATGAACAACTTTTCATCTATGTATTTCATGGGTATTGCAAAGTCAGGACAAGGTAAAGAAAACATTAAAACATTTGTGGAGTCAGTGTTAAACGCTAGTGACCATGAAAAGCTTGTAGTAGGAGATGGTTACACATCATCTGGTGCAGTGCACTCAGTTCTTAAAATGCGGCCTACACAAATAACTATTATGGACGAGTTTGGTAAAAGACTTGAAGCTATCGGTGCATCACAAAACACAAACAGAGAAGATGGTATACAAACACTGATGGAAGCTTGGGGTAGGTGTCATGGAACATTGCGACCAGATAACTATTCATTAATGAATGTGCAAGAACAATATAAAGAAATGATGATGAGCCGTGTTACACATAAGCCTGCCATTACATTGGTTGGTTTGTCAGTGCCGAAGAACTTTTACAAGGCATTGAATAGTGGGCGTATTGCTGACGGGTTTCTAGTTGAATCAAAAGAGCCAAGACGGGTAGGTGAGTTACGAAGGTTTAAAGAGCCACCAACATCAATTGTCAATTGGGTCAACTATATACGCAGACAAAGAGGCAATATGAGTGATGTATCACGGGATAATGCAGAGATAGATCTTGACCAGATAGTTTTAAGGTTTGATAGAGAATCAGAAGAAATACTACAAGATTTTGCCCGTGAGATCGTAAAACGCCAAGATATACTAGAAAAAGACAACCTAGAGCCACTTCTAAGCCGTTCTAAGGAGAAGGCTATGCGTTTAGCCCTGTTATGCACACTTGCCTCTAACGCTGACGCACAGACGATTACAGGCGATATTACAACGTGGGCTGTGGATTTCATCAGATATTACGATCTGTTGTTTATAGAGGCTTGTAGAGACAAGGTTGCTAGCAGTGCTATGGAAGCCAAAATCAAGCAGGTGTTATCGTTTATTAGATCCAGAAACGGTGAAGGTATCTCTAAGCGTGAAGTAGATAGGCACGAATTATTTAGAAGTATGAAGTCGTATGAGGTCAAAGAGATCATTGAAAGACTTAAAAATGCAGGTGAAATACAAGAGGTTGAAATTAAGATAGGTGGTAAAGGTAGGCCAGCTAAAAGATTTGTAGCCGTTGATCCAAACTTCTTTGAGGATATCTAACCTAGTATAGGTCTACCTGCTACACGTTCAGCAAACTCAATACGCTCATCCGATAAAGGATCTGGTATTTGTGCTTGTGCTAGATCTGGTGATTGCACTTGTGGTAAGGCTGGGGGTTGTTGTATCGGACTTAGGACTTGGTTTCGCAATTGTTCAAAGGTATCAATGCCACTTTCAGCTTGCTCTTCTATGTCCTCATCAGTAATACCTATTGCTGTGGCACCTGCATCAAAACCTTTGTCTAAGATACTTACTACACCTTCCCCAATAGGAACTATTTGACCATCAACATAGCGTAATCCAAACTGCCTTAACGCAGTAGAAAAAATACGCCAAGCACGTGCAATAGATCCTGGGTCTGATCTTGACAAAACTCTAACGAAAGGTGGGTAAGTAAGTAGGAACCTTGCTACTGCTAAACCAGCTACTGTTGGCAATGCAGTAAGCGGTTGAAAAACTATGGCCGCAGATATACCAGCAGCAACCAAGCCACCAGCTGCACCACCTCTACCAGGCTCACCACTTGTAAGTATGTCTATCTGTTGTTGAAGATCACGTAATCCTCGTCTAGTTTCAGCACCAAACATAGCATCTAGTGTTTCATCACCATAAGAATCAAGACTGGTTTTAAGGTTTTGTGACTTAAATAAATCAGTGATCTTACCCTGCCCATTCATATCAATTGATTTAGATAAAAGTCTCTGCATACTAGCTTGTTGTATATCTCGGAAAACTTCTGGGCTTACTGTTTCTTTCAAAGCATTAATAGTTGATGCAGTTCCTGGTTTGAATACGGACTTAACTGTTTCTTCAATTGTTTTATCTGGCAGTTGTGATATAGCCCTATTTGCTTCAAACTTAATTCTATCTTCTGTAGCCTCTGCAAGTCTTTCTAATTGATTTACAAAAGCTCTGCCTTGTGCACTAGCATTTAAACCACGTGTTGCATTTCTTTGCGTAATGTCATTAATTATGTTTCTTAATTGTTGTGGTTTTGGACTAAAACCAATTTCATTTAGTTGGTTTATAGTAGCTAACACTTCATCTGCTGTGTTTTGACCAGTAGCACTATCTTGAAATAAAACTTTAAACTTACCATGTTCTTTTTCAAATCTTTTTATCTCTTTTGCAAATTGTGTAAAGTTGACGTCAGTGAGTTCATCTTTTGTAGCCTCTCGTAAAGCATCAGCAAACAAACGATTTTTTAGATCTGCTTTTAATTTATTCTCATAATAATTTTCTATAACGTTGCCTGCAGCATCACGTTTTTGATAAGTAGGATCTACCTTTATATACTCATCATAGTCACGCAAAGCTTTAAAAATATTTTCCAAGTCAATTAATTTGCCGTTCAACAAAGCTTGTGTATAAACATCGTCAGCTTGTATAGATCCTTTAGCAGCATTTGCTATTAAACCGTTAATCTTTATAGAATCAAAAGGCTCCATTCTGTCAAAATGATTCTTATTTGCTATTCTAAGTTCTTCAAGAGCTTGATCTATTTGTTTTTTCTCAGATGGACGTAAGCGCATACCAGTATTTTCTAAAGCAAGCTCAATTTGTTGCATGCCATCTGCTTCAAGCTCTGTAAGTATGCTATCGGTGTTTCGTATGCCTTTTTTACCTATACCATAATCATCAAACATTCTAGCAACACCAATCACAAGTTTTCTTTCATCAGATTGTTCGAGCACATCACGTAGGAACCTATTTAAAAAGTTTGCATCATTACGAACCATGCGTAGATCGTATTTGCCTTGCTCTGCTAATGACTTGGCTTTTCCTACCAAACCCTGTAGTTGTGCACGCACACTACTGTTTATCTCAGCTCCAGGTGGAGTCATAGTTTGGAATACACCTTTTGCACTATCAAGCTCTAAAAACTCCTCTGCTTTTTTTAAGTGCTTGAGAATAATATTATTGATTGCTTTGTTAATTACTACAGATTTAGCATATTCTTCTTCTGTTTTTGTGCCTACAGGTCTTGGCATACCATCTCTGCCAACTTCATATAAATTTCTGTCGTCTGCAAAGTTTACAAATCTTTGATCAACTGCGTGATAAGATTCACCACTTTGCTCCATAGCTGCATTTCTTGCTTTATTCATAGTATCTTTGAGCTCTTGTCCAAATACTCTATTTGCAGGTATGTTGCCATAATCTTTTGCTTCTATAACGCTGTCACCTATTTCTCCTAATAATTTACGTAATTCGTTAGTAACATTTTGTTCTTGTAAACGAAGTTTTTGTGTTGCAGCATTTACTTGTTCATCAAGACCTCTTTTAGTGGATAGAGAAATAGTCTCATTTAATGCTTCTTTTTCATTCTTTATGTTTTTTAACACGCTATTTACTGCAGCTCTTAAATAAGCAACATTTGGTTTATCTCTACTGCTACCAAGGACTTGTTCAAAAATACCTTGATAGGTAGCAGGTAATCTTTGGTCATATACTTTTCTAGCTGGCAAAAAACCTTTTGATAAAGAGTATTCAAACTTTTGTACTTTGCCTTGCTTGGCTGCTTTTAATATTTCATCGTTAGAAAGTGGTCGCCCTTTTTCACGATCAAGTCTTTTAACATCAGCCCAACTTAAATTTCTTGACGCAACAAAACCTGCTCTTTGATTTTCTAAAGGAGCTCTTTTACCTAATATTGATTTAAAAGCCATACCTGGTAGCTCGCCAAACAGAGCTTGTCCTACTGAGCCAAGCACAAATTCTTCTTTGTAAAGATCAGCCAACTCATCATTATCTTGTAATTGAAAGCCCTCTAATGCATCTAAATACTCCTCTCCTGCTTTACCTGCCACTGATCCAGCACCTGCCATAAATGTTCTAACTATTCTTTCTCTTCCACCAGATAAAGTTGTAAGAGCTTTTAAAATTTTGGTTTGGGGCATAAACGCAGCTATGGTACCTATAACAGGCCCTGCAATACCTGAAAAGTCTGCCAGATCACCAGTTTTCAAATTAAAGCTGTTTTCGTCTATTACAGTATTAAGATTAATAATTGTGCCATCTTGTAGTTTTCTTTGTTGCACAGGTAATCCCAAAAGTTGTAAACCTTGTGGTGTCAAGGCTACTTGACCTTTAGTATTTCTTATGTAGCCACCAGATCCAACGGAGTTTTGCAGTATGCCTTCTTGCTCGAGTGGCCCTTTTGATGCACGCACACGCTTCATCAAATCGTCAAGTATTTTGTTTTGTTCTTTAAAAGGATCTTCCCCAGATACTTCAGCACGCCCTAGTTTTTGACGTAGGCTTTTTGCATCTTCTGGTAAATCAGCAGGATCAACACCTGTTTCATAGTCAAAGTAAAGCTCATCGTAAAATGGTGATACAGCACCCTTAGCTATCTCAGCACGAGTCTTTTTTTGTGCTTCTTCTTCAGTGGCCGCATCTATGATGTGTGTTACACCTGGTGCTATCAATACTCTGAATCTTGGCATTATGTAGTTGGTCTAAGTGTGGTATCAATAATACCCTCTGATGCAAAATAACTACCTGGTTCTCTAAGGGCATTGAAATCTATACCTAAAATTTTATTTATCAATTCTTTTTCTTCGGTTACTTGTGGTGATGTTTGACCTGTCCTTGCTAAATATGAGGTGCCTCTTATTATCGCTCTTCTGTCTTGCTCCATACTATCAATAACATTGTTTCTCGTTCTCGTTAACCTTTTCTTAATATCAGCAGGTTGTGTAAATATTGTAAGATTACCAAATATATCAGCAACGATTTGCCTGTCTAAGTTTGAAATAGTTTTACCAGATTCACCTAGTATTTCTCTAACGCTTTGTTGTGCTAACACATCTAATGTTGTATTTATTCTTGTTGTTGGGTCTAAATCCTTCCAATCACCCAATGACATGCCTGCAGCAGCTGCTAACTTTGTCATGCTTTGTGTTAACCAACCTTTTACACCATATGCGTTTGGATCTTCTAAATCTTTAAATACTGCATCTAAATCTTTTAATGTTCTTTCGCTACCAGAGAAGTTACGTATTGCTGTATCAATCGACTCCTCAGCTTCGCCAATAGACTCTGCTTCTTTGTAGTCCATTATGCCTTCATCTAACGCTTCGAGACTAGCTTCGTATTTTAAGAGTTCCTTAGCTTGTGTTTGTTTTCTAGCTTCTTCTTCTTGTAGTAAATCTCTAGCTGCTCTTTCCTCTGCAGCTTTTGCAGCTCCAGATGCTAAGCCTTCACCAAGTTGTCCTGTTCTTGCAAGCTCACCACCTACGTTTCTAATAAAATCTAAAAATCTGTCAGAGCCAAACACACCAGAGGTTTCTCTTGGTGGTAATTTAGATGCTCGCTCTCTATTAAGATCATCAATGGTTATTTCCGTATCAACATTCTGCAAGTCTATTTTTGGTTTTTCAAATGTCACACTTGGTTTGGTTTCAGGAACTAACTCTGGAACAGTCACACCCTCCAGTTCATCTAAAGCGTTTTGTATTTCGTTTTCAACAGCTGGTGGTAAATCAACAGGCGCAGTTCTTTCTGGGCTAGGTAACTGTGATGTGAAGTCGGGTCTTTCATCTGGTAAAAGTTCTCCAAACTCATCTCTACCTATCATGGACTCTTCAAATTCTATTTGCCTTCTAGCTATATCAATGTCAGATGATCTTCCAAGAGTTTCGCCACCTGTCACGGGAGATGGTGTTAATGTAATAGGATCTTCAACAGCAGATGCTTCTTCGTCAAGTTGACGCTCCTCTTCTAACAATTCATCTATATCTGAAGTTAAATCAAGGGGCGATGCTTGTAAAATATTCTGTAATTCTGCTTCTGATCTACCACCTCGCACGCCTGCTTCCATAGCACCCTGTAATCCCTCTCCATAAATCGGTGAGTCGTAATCTTGTAGTGCTTGTAATCTTGGTCTGTTTTCAAGAGCTTCTTCAGATAACAGTTGTCTAGATATACCTGCTACAGCTGGTAAAA